ATCAACCTAATCTTGTATGTGGTGATGTTATTTGTTCGCACTTTGCTTTTGTTACGCAGAGAGAGTTTTTAGATAAAACAGATCTGCTAGAAACCTATAAAAAGCTAAGTAATGAAAGTTAAAATCGTAGGTTGTGGATTGAGTGGTGCAGTAGCAGCAAGACTACTTACTGATACCGGTCACCAGGTGAAAATATATGAAACGCGTAATCATATAGGTGGTAACTGCTATGATAGTAATGTATGTGGTACGATGATGCATAATTACGGACCACATATTTTTCATACTGACGATGAAGAAGTTTTTAGCTTTTTATCGAAATTCACAGAATGGATTCCGTTTGAATATAAACCTATAGGCAATACTCGTGTTGGAAAAATACCCCTACCATACAGTAGAAAGACCGTAAAAGCATTAGGTAAAGAGCTTACTCAAGAAGAAATAGTTGACTTAATATTTGTTGATTATTCAGAGAAGCAGTGGGGTGTTTGTTTTGACGAGATACCAAAATCTATAACCAACCGCATACCAAAGACAAAAGACTGTGAAGATCCAACCTGGTTTGAAGGTCAAAAATATCAATGCATTCCAAAAGAAGGTTATACAAAAATGTTTGAAAGAATGCTCGAAGGAATAGATATTAAACTTAATTGTAATCTCGACGAGTGGAAAGAAGACAGGGAAAGTGACCTAACAATATACACAGGTAAAATAGATGAGTTTTATGATTTTAAATTTGGAAAGCTTCCTTACAGAACATTAAAATTTATTCACGAAATTACTTCCAAGAAGCAAGATGTTTGTGTTTACAACGAATGTAATGTATTGCAGGATTATACAAGAAAATATGATCATAGTTATTTCACAAACAACCATCATGGTCTAACCGTGATAACGAAAGAATACTCTAAAAAATGCGAAGAAGGCGATATACCTTTTTACCCTATACCGTGGGGTGAGGGACTACAAATATATTCTAAATATAAGGACCTCGCCAGCGAAGAAGAAGGTATGATCTTTGTAGGTAGACTTGCCACATATACCTATCTAGATATGTGGATGGCTATAAAACAAGTATTTTTAAAGTTGAGAAATAAAAACATTATAGTATAATGTGGTATGATTATCGAACAACCTATTTATAACGGTGATTTAATTCACAAGCGCTTTGCATATCAATTCTTTAAAAAAGATACTACCCCGCATGGTAACATTGTCGCGTTTCGTGCACCCATGTATGTAAGCGATAATCTTATCGATCTTGAAGACTCACTTTCGAAAGATTATATCTTTAGTGATGATGCTATTAATTTCTGCTGGGAGATTCCAAATATGTGTCCTGTTGGTGCTGTTGCCTTTCAAAGATATCTCAATACTAAGATCGCTAATATGCTGAGTAATCTCCTTAAAAAGGAAGTCTACATGAAGGGCGACGATATTATGGTTCGTGATAATTTTATTGGTAGTGACTCTTCGCAAAGAGAATTCGGTAAAGCGAGTGTATCTATTACCTACTCTCAAAACAATGTCGCTATCGGTCACACCGGTATTAATATTAAAGCAGGAAACCGTGCCCCTGGTTTCGCATATTCAACAAATCTAACAAGTGTTGAAGCAAAAATCCTAATGGAGAGCGTCTGTGATTTCTTTAACGAAGAAATAAAAGATATGTGCATCGCTACTACGAAAGTTATTGTATGACAATTTTCGAGATAATTAATACACTCCTCTTTAAGAATAAAAAAAGTTGCGAAGAGCTTGATCTTGAAAGTACAAATAACTTCCAACCGTTTATGGTTAATAGATGGTTCTCTTTTTACAACAAGGAGCAAGCTGTTTTTGTAAATGAGATTTTCAATAAGTATAGTTCTATCTTTACAGATAAAGCGGATTGTTTTCAATTTTATAACAACATAACACCGCGTCAAAAATATAAGCATATACAATACGCAAAGAAGAAAAAGAAAGAGCTAACAGAAAAGGAAGAAGATCAGCTTTTAAGATCAGCGTCGTGTGCTAATATATCAAAGCGTGAAATTAAAGAATACATTGACTTACACGAACAACTTCGTAAATAAATAAAATGTCAGCAAACATTGATCAAATAACACCGACACGTAACCTTATCGATCTTAGTTCACACTCTTCAGGTGATTTTGGGTTAGATGATTACATACTAACAAATATACTTGATGATATTCTTCTCGTTGAATATGTGGATATGACAGCGGATGGAGATGGTGTTATGCGAAATGGACTTTATGTTCCAACAAACGCTTTAACAAAAGCCTGGAGAAAGGGCAGGGTGCTTATTGTCGGTCCTAAAGCACAATATGTTAAGGTCAATGACATTGTAATCTTTCCAAATAACCTCGGTGTAGCAGTTTCAAATATTAATGTTGAAAATTACGGTAACCTTAAAAAAGGCATCTTCTTAAACGAAAACAGAATCTTCGGTATTTGTAAAGAGAAAAATGATTGTACAGCGAGCAACTCTTGACAGTATCTTACTTAATAACGTATGCGATATACGTTTTGTGAGACGTAGACCTGTAGCTGGTAAAGCCGCTACGCGTCGAATGTGGTGTACAAAAAGCTATTCTTTACTTAATTCTGTAAACGGCAAGGTTTCATTAAACTATAAACCACCGACACATCCAAAACAGGTAAACGAATCTCTTAAAAATGTTCTTGTTGTTTGGGATATCTTTATGCAAGATTACAGAACAATAAGCTTCGAACAATGCGACCTCATTCAACAAATACCTGCTGATGATAGTTTCTGGAAATTCTTTAATGACAATCTATATATAATGTCTACAGAACAAAAAATTAACTTTATGAACCAATGAGCTTAGATTATTATAGCGAAGTCTTTAAGAAGCTTCTTTTGCGTGATGTAATAATAAGATGTGGTACCAAAACCTGTCGTGTTGGTAAGATTCAGAATTTCGATATAAAACAATTTTATGTAAAGTTTTTTATTGAAAACAATAAAAGTAAAATTAAAGTATTGGAATTACCATATCCTTATATTGTGTCGCAAAATAAAAATATTACAACTCTTAATTATCACACAACATCGTTTTGTAGCAAAAATTCCGAAACGTTTCTTAAAATAAAGCTCATCAACAACAAAAGTGCAAGTAAATATTTTGATAACATTGTTGAAATAATATCTTTAGATCCGTGATCTATAGTATATAATAGGTATATGACGTCAGAGGTACTTCGGGGGTTTCCGAGCGGGTTTTTACCAAATAAATCACAAATAAAGCTTCTTAATGGTATACAGGAAGCGTTTGATCAAGGATATAAATTTATTGTTTGCTGTGCACCTACAGGTTCAGGTAAATCTTTTGTAACCAAAACATTGGGTAATATTAGCGAGAGTCCGACAGATGAGTTTCGTGAGCTTATAACCTCATACACTGCCTTTAAGCAAGCACACACAGGTGGGTATACATATGAAGATGATTGTGAAGAAGAACCTGCATTCGGTGCCTTTGCACTCACAATAACCAAAACACTACAAGATCAATATAAAGGATTGTTTAGTGATATTAATATTCTAAAAGGTAAGACAAACTATCAGTGTGCTATAGATGATAGGTATAGTGTAGAGACTGCTCCATGTGTATTTTTAAAGAGCATTAAAGATGATTGCTGGAATAAAAATAAATGCCCATACTATAATGCAAGAAACGATGCACTGGTCTCGAGACTAGCGACTCTAAATTATAATATGTTTTTTTCACTCCCGAAACATATTAAAAAGCGAGAGTTTCTTATTTGTGATGAGGCTTCAGAACTCGAAGACCAACTCGTTAAACAATTTTCATGTTCTATTCGCTTCGATTTTCTCAAAAAGAATGATATTAAAATACAGCCCTTTGAAGGCAAAACACATGCAACAGTTAATAAGTGGCTGAGTGGTTTGGTCTTACGTATTAGCGATAGAGTCGAAGATCTCAAAGACCAGGTACAGAGCGAAAAAAATATAAACAGAAAAAACTCTAAGATAAACGAGCTTATACAGGTACGTACTCTTCACACTAAGCTTTCTACAATTCTAGATACATGGAGTGAGTGTGAGTATATTTACGAAACAACACAGGAAGGTGTATCGTTTACACCGCTGCGAGTTGACAATCTTTCAAAATATATTTTTAATTACGGTGATAAGATCATCTTAATGTCTGCGACAATTATCGATCATAAGAATTTCTGCAAGTCACTTGGTATTGAAAAATACAAATACATAGAAGTTGACTCTTCCTTTGATCCGAAGAATGCACCGATTTATGTCAGTACAAAAACAAAGTTAAGCTTTAACAACCTAAAACAAAACCTACCTAAAATTAAAAAACAGATTATTGAAATTTGCGAACATCATAAGAATGATAAAGGGTTAATACATACTCATACAAATACTATAACATCATATCTTAAAT